ATATAACTCTTTTTTAAAAAATAATTATATTAAAGAAATAATGTATTTATAATTATAAAATGTTGATTTCAATTGAAGGAAATATTGGCTCCGGAAAATCAGTATTTTGTAATTATCTTAAAGAACATTTTACCTGTTATTATAATAAACCTAAAGATTGTAATGTTTATTTTGTAGATGAACCGGTTAGTGATTGGGAGTCTATTAAAGATTCAGATGGAAATCTTATTGAGCATTTTTATAAATGTCCTGAGAAATATTCTTATTGTTTTCAAATGACTGCATATATATCAAGGCTTATAAAACTAAAGAAGGTTCTTAAAAATGCAAAATCAGATGATATCATTATTATGGAACGCTGTGTATTTTCAGATTATAATGTATTTGCTAGTATGTTACATTCTGATGGAAAAATTAATGATATAGAGTTTCAATGTTATAAAATGTGGTTTGATTATTTTCTTGAAGACCTTCCAGGTATTCTATTTGTTTATATAAAAGCAGACCCAGAAGTATGTTCTGAAAGAATTAAAAAAAGAAATCGTGATGGAGAAAGTAACATATCTTTAGACTATCTTAAGAAGTGTGAAGAATATCACGAAGATTGGTTCAATTCTGAAAAAAAAATAATTACATTTGACGGAAACAAAGATACAACATTTCATTCGAAATATCTAGACATTCTAAAAGATTATTTGTTTAAACATGAAGATACGACAATGGTGATGGAAGAGAGCAAGCTCATCGAGCACGTCCTCCGTGTGCGCACCGAGAGCATGACGGCCAAGGAGGTGCTCGCTGCTCTCACCGCGCAAGGCCTCAGCGTCTCCTTCTCGGAGGTGAAGAAGGCGTGCAGCAAGGCGGTAAAGCAGGGTCGGACACTGGTGGCGGACGACGAAGATGAGTTACATATGAAGTTTTTTGTGAATAATATTGATTATTTTAAAAACGATTTTCTTTTAAAAGATTGGTTAAGAATTGATTTTAATAAACATAAAAATTTTACACAAAAAAGAGAAGAAGCGACAATAATAATTGATAAAATTGACTGTATAAACGATTTGATTATGTACAACAAAAAATTATTATCTATCGAAAAATCTGTATATTATTTTATATGTTTTAGACTTAATTTAGATTGCCAAAAACAATTATTATATTTACCTATATTTTCAAATCCGCAAATATTTTTTTTCACATTTGATTTAAGAGATCATGTATTAACAGATGATAATATAAAACCACTAAATGGTGTTACAATCCCATCCTCGTATAAATTTTACTCACCTAAGAATTATCCCGAAAATAAAAATAAATATTATTTTTCATTCAAAGGTAATTGTAACCAAGTTGGATGGTATGGATGTTGCAAAGTAAGAAAATATATGAAAAACATATGTAAATCAAATAATTCAAACTATAATTATTTATATCAAGACACAACAGAAAAAACTATAAATAAAGATAGAAATTTATACATGCAAATTTTAGAAAATTCAAAATTCGGTCTTGTTTTACATGGAGATGGGAGATGGTCACATCGTTTGATTGAAGTTATGGGATCTGGTGCAATACCAGTATTAATATCAGATGCATTAACATTACCATTTGAGGAAATTATAAATTATGAAAATTCTATAGTCAGAATAAGTGAAGAACAATTATATTCTTGTAATTCCGTTAATGATTTTATCAAGTTATTGCCAAATGAAAATGAAGTTAAAATTTTTGATAATAAAGCAAAAAGTATATATAATAAATATTTTTCAAATGATAATTTAATCTTAAATAATTTAATAAAATGTATGGAAATAAAAATAAATCAAAATTCTAAAAAAAAGAAAGAAATTAGCCACTGTAGTAAAGAAATTGCGTAAACACTAAAGTTTATAGTTTTTCAAGGTTTTACGTTTTGTTGAAGGTTTTTCAATAAATTTCCGAATATCTTTTTTTTATTGTTCTATCCGATATTTTGAAACGATTAGCTATTTCTTTTTGAGTGTATCTACCATCGTCATAAAGATCAAGTATCTTTAATTTCAACCCGTGTTCTAAATGAGTCATTATATAAGGGGACATTTTAAATGTCCGACGGGTTAAAACAAACGATGTGATATTATCATGAATACACATATCAAACTTCTAAATGGAATAAAAGACTTTTTGATAAAACTTTAGAACAATGTAATAAAAGAACTAAAATGTGTGAGTAATATATACCCAACCCCATGATAAAATTAAGAAAAGTATCATTGTTAATAGTGTATTTTTACCTGTTAAAAAAGGGGTTTGATTTATAAAAGAAGCAACTACCGGATCTGAATTTTTTTCGTGCCAAATGTCTATTATATCTCCTTTTTTGTATTCAGTTTCTGAAATAATACCAAGATCATCTTCTTTTTTATAGATTTTACTATTATTTGGCAATTTATAATGAATTTCTATTGGAGAACATCTAAATAAATCTGTTTCTGGTATATTAACACATTTTGGGTTATTTACCAGTTGACCATCTATTTTAATCCACGTTCCAAATATTTCATTTAAAGAATATGGAAGAAGTATTAAAAATATTACAGTTATTATTAAAGCTAATATAATAGACATTGCTTTAATAAAAATTTTTTCTCCTTTAATGACACTATCGCTAGGTGTTGTCATGATTTAATAAATAATAAATATAATAATTTAAACAAATAATCTATTTAAAAATAAAAATGGATAAATATTTTTCTGATATAATTCAGAGTATAAAAGAAGTAGAAAAAGAACTGGGAAATCACTATAAAGAAAATTTATATCAAAATGCACTTTATACAGAATTAAATAAAAGAATGTATCTCTGTCAAACCGAAGTAATAGTTCCAGTTTATTATAAAGATGTTTATATTGGATTTGAAAGAGCTGATATTGTAATATATAAAGAAAGTGTTCCGTATCTTATTATAGAACTTAAATCTCAGAATCAAAGACTTGGATCTAAAGAGATACATCAGTTAAAAAAATATATGTCAAACTTAAAATGTAAATATGGTATATTAGCAAATTTTTATGAAAGTTTAGAAATCATGAAAGTTAGTGAAGATTTTTGCCAAAAGATTTAGTATGGCACATTTCTGTAATGTAATACGCATCAAATGTTAATTTATTAGTTATATTAATAAGTTTAACTTCAAATATCTTATCATTAGTACCTTGTTTATTTTTATTAAAAACAGTGTACAATTTATTGGTTGTTATATTATTTGCCAATTGTAACCATAGTTGAAGAGTTGTTTTACTACTTGAATTGAATCCATTATTTTTCATAAAACTTTTAAAATCTTTAAGTTGTTCAACTTGGTCTTCGGATCTAAATATGTGTGTTTGTTTAAAAAGTCTCTCAAGTAATTTAGAGTCTGTTTTATTTAGAATATTTTTAACATGTATGATATATGCACCCTCTAAAGAAAAAACTATATGAACTAATGTATTATCTTTAGCAAAGTTTATACATTGAGTCATATCTTCTCCAGATGGCCATCCATATACTGCATTTTCAGAACGATAAGCAATAACTGGATGAGTATGATAATTTATTATACCCCTTGGAGTCATTACAGATGTTCCGTTTCCATTAACAAGAGTAAATTTTGAACTTTTTTTATTACATACACCATTTTTACAATCCTGATCTGTAAATAATAAACTACCAGCTACCTCATATTTATCATTTAGCAATGATGTTTTAATTTTATCTAGAAAAGGTTTGTCTATTGTCCACTTCACTTTTGTTTTTTCAATTGTACACATTTAGAATATGTTTTTATTTTTTTATTAAGTTAAAAATTATTTTTTAAAAACATTTTATTAATTAATTATGAGCGAGACTTTAAACGTAAATGTACTGGTGGCTGCAAAAGAAGAATATACTAGACAGTTAATTTCTAGTATTCAAGCCCCCATTTATGAAATTATTAAGAATGTATACATGGAGTCACAAAAAAATAATATTAGAAGAGATATATCTTATTCTAATTTTCAAATAGAACTTAAAAAAGTTCCAAATTGGGCTTCATTTAAATTAGATGAAAATCTATCTGAAATTAATTCTAAGTTTCCTTATCTCATGGATCTAATAACAGCTATATTCGTAAGCCACGTAAAGATATTAGCATGTGTAAGATTAAAGAGTGATAATAAATCAATTAAAATTAAAGTACCCAACTTAAACACTTTTCTTCATAAAATTATTATAAATGTTTCTGAAAATATTTATTATAATCCATATATAATTCATGATCAAAAAGAAAAAATATTTACCATTATTAATACGTCTATAACTGAAACTATTGCAAATCAGATACCAATAGAATACATTCTAAACGAGTATCTTTCCGGTGTATTTGAAGATGATGAAGAACAGCCTAATATTTATGAACAACCTGGTCCCGATTTAGATGAAGAAGAACATTCTGAAGAGGAGGAAGATAACGAGGAAAGAGAAGTTAAAAATATTCCAATAATACCTATAGATAATCCTGTAAGAAATATACCAAAACCAGAAAAACTAGATGAATTAAAAATTGATAAAAATGAGCCAGAACTAGAAAGTTTCGAAGATCTTAAAGAAAAGAAAGATGCAGTTAAATCTTTTAAAGTTGATAAAAAAGATAATATTTCAGACGATGAAGTTTCAGATGAAGAAGGGTCGGATTATGAAGAAGATATTCCAGATGATGAAGTAAAAAATGAGTCTTCAAAAGATAAAGAAGAACCCACGCTATTTTAATGTGTTTTAATTTGTAAAAATAAATTAAATTGTAATTATAACGAATGTCTCTAAGTTTACAAGACGTTATTAATTTACAAAGAAAACAATCAATTAGATATAATAAATTAAAGGATGATATATTATTAAAATTAACTGAGAAAATTGCTCATTTAGCAAAACATGGTCAATTAAGATGCATATATACAGTCCCTCTTTATGTTTTTGGACATCCTCCATATGATGTATCTGAAATTACAAGTTTTCTTGAAAAAAAACTAAAAAATGAAGGGTTTTGTACTTTATCTTTAGGTAAAAATAAACTATTTATATCATGGGATATTAATGATATTAATCAATTTAAAAAAAAATCTAAAGAAGAAAAAAAATCTTTAGTTGATTTAAAACCATTGTTAGATTTAAAATAAATGGGTTGCCTTTTTTCTTGTTTTATGGATACTAAAAAGTATCAAGGAATTGAAATTAATGATGATATAGAAAGTGTTAAAGAATATAGTGATTCAGATGATTACTATGACGAACTAAATGGACCTTACTTTTTTAATAGTCTAGCTTATTATCGAGTTGGATATTATACAACTGACTAATGTAATTAATTTAAAAATAAAATTAATACAATTTGTAATGATAATTCTTTCCTTTGACATTGGAATAAAGAACTTAGCTTATTGTATGATAGACACAGAAGATAATTGTATTTTAGATTGGAATATATTAGATTGTTCCGGGACAAATGAAACTTTAAGAGTTATTGAAGAATTAGATCAACTAGAATATCTTTGTGAAGCTGATATAATTCTTCTTGAAAAACAGCCATCATTTAATCCAAAGATGAGAAATATTTCAACAGCTATTTATGTATATTTTATACTTCGTATTCAACATGAACAACAAAGACTGGCAAAAATACAAATGTACGCAGCAAAATATAAATTAAAGTGCTGTGATATCACAATTCAACATAAATCTAAAGATAAGTATCGTCAAAATAAAAATTTAGGCGTAGTTCATACACGTCATTTACTTAAAACTCATCAAGATTTTTTTGAAAAACATAAAAAGAAAGATGACCTCGCAGATTGTTATCTTCAGGCAATGAGTTATATTAAATTCTTTATGAAATAAATTTTTTAATGTATTCAAATGTACAAAATACAGATACATGATATGGTATACTACGAATAAGATATATTCCCATTCCGCGATAATAATCTATTGGTTTTAATTTAAATGAATCTCCATTTCTTATTTTAGCTCTAATAGTATCTATAGGATAAAATATACAGGTAGCTACTGTTTTTGAAATAGACGTATTTAAGAATGTATTAAATGTATTATTTTCAGTTTTATCTTTAAGATATTCATAGACTGGTATTTGAACAGTAAAATTAAGATTTACTATATAAGTTGGAATAAGACCCCTGTAGCACTTAGAAATGGTCATATTTTTTATTTCTTTATTAGTTTGAGTTCTTTGTCTAAGAACCCAAAAAGGTGTACTAAATGTACTAGCTGTACAACATGAGATATATGCCGCAATTGGTTTTGGTACTTCAGTTTCTTTAAACTTTTTATAAGTTGGAAAATAAATAGCCCAAAATGAAGGTACAGCTATAATTCCATAATTTAATCCTCGATATAAATTACTTACTGTGTAATTAATTGGTTTATTAAGTTGATAGTTAACCCTTATTGTATCTAAAGGATTACAAATAAAAGTAGAAACTATTCCTGCTCCAAGTGCCGGTAAGACTTCTTCCATATATATTTTATATGTTTTATATATTTTATATATTTTATCTTTTTAAATACATAAAATATAAAATATGAAATGGGATAATTTGCCTACTGAAATACATTCTTTAATATTTTATTATAGAAAAATAATAATTTGTGGAAATTTAGCAGCAGATAGAATAATTTCTAGATGGAAATGTTACAAAACTCGGGTGCTAATTGGTAGATTTAAGATGTTAATGTATTTAAAAGACTTTAGAATGTTTAATCCAACTTTGAAACAATTTTTATTAAGATCGAAGTTATAATTAATTATTTTTGATAAATGTATTCATAAATCAATGAAGCTACTCTTGCGTTTTTAAAGTTACCATATGTATGATCTTGTAGAAGATAAAGCATTTCATCTATCTTTGAAAAATCATCTTTAGTTATATTTAACATTGTAGGTTTAAAATTAGAAGGAATAAATGATTCCATTTCTTTTAAATTATTTTTTCTTAAAGGAGTTATTTTAGATTTAGAAACTATCGTAAAATATATACTTAACAGTAATTGGGTAAAAATATCCTGACAGAATTGATCTGAGAAACCTCTTTTACAACGTTTAATTATCGTATTTTGAATACCGGTATTTACATCACTGGATGACATTACTTGTTTAAACATCTGCTGTCTCATTTTATCTAATAATTCTTGATTTTTCCCGAATGTCATAGTTCCGTACTGGTCTGATATATAAAAACTTTGGGGACCTTGTAGCGTCTTTGAAATGTTTATACATCTAGTATTATAATAGTTGACTAATATAGATCTTAATCCTTCGGAAATAGGAGTATTTCTAGCTTCTCCGGTCGCCCATAGTCTTAATGTCCCATCATTGTATATTCCATAATGATATGAATAATCATTTGGTCTTTGCGCTAATGGTTTATATCTTATAGTTGAATGGGATCCCCATGGATAATAATTACAATGTATAACCCACGCTCCGTCTCCCCACGCAACCGGTTCATCTGGTGTAGTTTCTCCGAACTTTGTTACTCTTTTCATAGGATTCTTTTTCTTTTTAGCGCATCTTGACTTAATCTGGGATTTTGTTAACTTTTGTACGAGTTTCGGTGTTTTTGAGTCTACTTTTTTACTTGGTCGACAATAAGCTATCTTTTCTTTTGTCTTACGACCACAAGGTTTTCTTTTTGGCCAAGCACATGCATCTACCCATTTTTCTTTATACCAACGAGATAAATCTGTTTTACCTTTAGATCCGCGATATTTACCTCCTTTTGCTTTATATTCTCTTACAAGTCTTCCCGAGTCATAAGCTCCCCATCTACGTCCCTTAATTGATCTTTTAATTTTAGCCTTAACAGATGCATATAATTTCTTATTAACTACATTGTCTGGTATCTTAGAGCCCCCTGTTTTATTTTTCTTACCGAAAGCATTTCCAGTAGCATATTCTTCTTGGAGCCAATAAAGGGCCCTGTTATACCACCCGGGTTCGTCAAAATCTCCATAATATCCTAGTTTATTAAGAAGCACTTCTATGTTATCTTTAGAAGCTGTTAAAATTGGCATAATTGGTCCGTATGTCACTCCACCATAATCCGGGTCCATATCTACAAATTCATCAATGATGTGTTCTATACATAAGTACCAAAGTTCATTGTTATCAAAATCGGCCGCAGTTAAGATGTCAGCGGCGTAAAAAAGCCATCTTGAGGTTTCACGAGTAGCGGGGTCCAAGATAAGCCAGGGTTCTCCATATGCAGATGTCATTTGTTCAGTTGCATATTCTGGACTTTCATATTCTGCATTCATTTTCCAAAGAAGTTGTTTTAAATATCTTTTAGTCATCATATTTTGTGGGTTAGCTCTAGTTCTTTTACCTCTTTGTATTCTTTGTATATCTGAGGCGGATACGTCGCGTTGAATTAAATCTTGTATATCACCGGGTAAGACATCCATTGATGTTTCTTCAAATGGAATTATTGCTCCAAAAGACAATTTCTTACTACCCGTTATTCCTTTGGGAAACTTACCAGTTCTGTTGTAAACACCTAGTCTACGCTTGTAGTCTGCAAGACTAGCTTTTAAAGTAGGTTTATTCCAAAGTATGTACATGCTAAGATATCCAGGTTTCATTGGATCTCCCGTTTTAAGATCTTTTTTATGACGAGAGATGTATCGTTCTCTGCGCTCTCGATCTTTATGAATAGTAAAATCGGACATTCCTTGAGCTCCAAACTTCCGAGTATATATTTTACCATTTTTTTCAAATGTGATTTCATACTTCTTTTTACCTCCTTTTAGTTTCTTAAAACCTGTTACTTTTATCATTTAAATAATAAGAAACATTTTAAAATAATTAAATTAAAGATACTGTCTATAAATTAAAAATGCACGAACAAGGGATTAATTCTTACATGCTTCCATTTTTACTAATGAACAATTTTTCAGTTTATCAGTATTTAATGTTATTGACTATGTATATTATAAGATACATAGATATTGAAGATATTATTAAATACATTAAATGTGATAAATACAATAGTATTATCTTAGAAGGTAAAAGGATAAAAGCAGAATATAAAACATTTTATACTGATCTATTTTCAACAAGATTTAATGCTATTTGGGACTACATAAAAGAAGAAAAAATAAAAGGTGTCTATAGTATTAAAGAGATATCTACATTTGATTATAAGTATTATCAAGATTCAGAAGACAGAGAAACCATTGAATCTAGTGTATTTATTGTAGATCAACGTAAAGAGTTTAATCTAACAAAAGACATCAAATGTAAAGTAAGATTCTACACAGATCGTGGAAACTGTGAAAATACTAAAAAAACGTCTGAAACCGAAACAATTGTGATAGAAATATTCAGTTCTAAAAAAACTATATCGCAGTTGGAATATTTTATAGATAATATCAAGAATACCTTCGAGACTAAACTCAATAATTATAGAAAAAATAAGAAGTTCATTTATATGCTTTTTGAAAATAAAAGTGAAAGATGTAGAGATTTTAATTGGAAAGAATATGAGTTTTTATCAAAGAGAACTTTTGATAATCTTTTTTTTAATAAAAAAGATGAATTAATTAATTTAATTAATTTTTTCAATACAAGTAGGTGTAATTATGAAAAAAATGGAAATGCTCATACTCTTGGTATTGCGCTCTCTGGGCCACCTGGAACTGGTAAAACCTCTATTGTTAAAAGTATAGCAAATTATTTAAATAGACACTTAGTAATTATTCCTCTCAATAAAATTAAAACAGTTGAAGACTTGTATGAGTTTTATTTTGAAAATACATATACAAATAATAATAAAAATGGCAGTATTAAGTTTGAGAATAAAATAATTCTTTTTGAAGATATTGATTGTATGGATGACATCGTTAAAAAGAGAAAAGTATGTGTAGATTCTGACGATTCTGAAGACGAAACATGTAAAGTAAGCAAAAATAAAATTAAAAATCTTATAAAAAATTCATACAATGAAAAAAATATTACTCTTTCAGATATATTAAATATAATAGACGGAGTGAATGAAACCCCTGGTAGAATACTTATCGTATCAAGTAATCATTATGAAAAACTTGATCCAGCTCTAATAAGACCCGGTAGAATTGATTATCATCTTAAATTAGAAAACGCAGATACTCAGACTATAGCAGACATCATTTATTATTACTACAATTGTGTTATAGATCATAATGATTTTAAACACATAGATAGAAAATATAGTCCTGCAGAATTAATTAACTTTACACATACTTCCAAAAACTTTGACACTTTTAAAAATAAAATTAATTATAGTCTTTAACTATAGAAGTTTCTAAATTAAAACACATTTAGTATTATAATATAAAATAATTTTAATTTATATTAAAGAAGACCCTCTTTTTCCATAGACTTGATTAAACGAGTTACTCCAATACCCGTTCCTACACGAGGAATAAAATTTAATTCAAAATATTCCTTTAGTTCAGCCTCTACACGACCTTCTCCAAATAGTTGAATTAATTTCTTTCGGTAGTCGCCATTCATAATAGTCTCGAAACGGTTTCTCATGATATTTACATCGCATTCTCTTTCAGCCGAACCAAATGTTTCCATACCCGAAAGAATTACATCTACTTTCTTACCAGTATCATTTTCTATATTTCTTTTCATATTCCAAAATGGCGATGTAAATTCTGGAAAATTTTTAATGAATGCAACTGGAGACTTATCGGTATACAACTTTTCCTCGTGTTCGTGCTCTAATTCGGTTACGCCAAATTCTTCTGCGATTGCTGTATAATCATTCTCATAAAAATTACATGTATATCCTAGATGTCTTAGTAAATCTTTTTGAATATTTACTAGATCATCCATATCTCCCTTACATTCAAACTCAAACATTGGAAATATTAAATCATGTCGTCCTGGGACGGGATTAGGTTCGCTTCTATAAGAAGTTGAAACTGAAAAATAACCAGGAACATTCGGATTTTTAAGTATTTCGTATTCTAACCACATCTGTGAAGTTTGTGGCAATGGCCATAATTTTCCAGCATAATCAAAAGTTTTTAAATTAAAAGGATCTTCGCATGCTGCGAGAATTGATAGCCTATTTTGTGCATGTACTTCGATAAAACCTAAATTTCTAAAAAAGTCTCTTAGTTTATTCACAACTTTATTGAATTTTTTACTATCAATTATCAATGAGCTATCATAAGTCTTTAACATTTTTAAAATTATAATATATAAATTTTTGTAAAATTAAACACGATTTTATATATTATTAAATATATTTAAATAATTTTTAAGAATCTTTGAAAAGAGATTTAATTTCTTCATTAGGATAAATGTATCCAAAATCTGGCTGATCTTCGTGACCTTCTTTTAAAAGTGTATAATCACCGGTATTTGTACATAAATTATAAATATTGAAATTATCATTAATATCAAACTTATCTGTTCTAGAAGAAAGATTTACAGAAATACTTCCTTCTACCCCACTTATAATTCTATGAAATATCCCCGCTGGCCACACGACCATAGCTGGACCATCATAATACAATTTATCATTTTTATAAACTTTATCCGGAGTTACGATGAATGACGCCTTTGTTTTAGTTTTTGGATCAAATATATCAATGTATCTAGTACCTTGTAAAACTAAAAGATTATCATCTTGACCTGGATGCATGTACCACGGTCGTTTAACAGGTACTGATCCAATATCTGGATCTTCAATTGGTCCGGGTGATATAGAATTAGGTCCATGAATAACGCGGTCTATTCCACTAATCTTTGGTATATCAGATGGTACCATTTCATCAAATTTAACACCTTTTGTTCTTCTTAACATTCTAAGCGGAATAATTCTATACATTTTAATTTATTATAATTATTTTTTTTTAAATTGTTTTATCTAAAACGATACTATATCTAACTTCCAAATGTCTACATGATTTTTAATTAAAGTTGTTTTATTAAAATCCTTTAATATGTCATCAATTGTATCTAAATAATTTAAAATATATGGTTCTCCTAACAACATCATACCCGAGGGTTTGTATTCGGTTGATATATCTACAATTACTACATTTTTTCTAGCTATTCTCATGGCGTTTTTAATTATTTTTCTATGGGCTGTATTTGGCATTTCATGAAAAGCAAACATACACGATACTATATCATATTCTTTATCTTTTCCAAATGTTTCGGCGTTTCCAAATAGATAATTACTTCCCGGGTTATATATTTTAGCAAATCTTAGCATCTCTAGAGATGTATCTATACCTAAAGTACCTGGTTTAGTTGAAAATCCTGTACCACAGCATAAATCTACAATATCTCCCTCAAGATCATCATAAATTTGTTTTCTAATATTTACAGAGTTATAAGCTTTATCGTCTATCAATTTAGTTATAAATGGAGATACAGCCGCATGAATGTTTCCAAGAGACCCCGTATTGCCCATATTATGAATTCTATTATCATAGTAATAGGGTACAAATAATAAAATAACTGAATTTAACCAAAGCATATATTAATTAATTTATTAATTTACTATTTTTTTAAATTATAAAAATTTATTTATATTTTTAGGACATAGATAAGAGTCTTTGCATATTTTCCTTGTATTTCCCAATTCATTAGCAGTATGATCTATACCCTTTATAACATTAGCTTTTCTGTCTTTTTGTGTGTCGGGTTTCTTTAATTTATTCATAAAATTAACAAAAATCTTGTTAGCACAATAAGTTCGAATGTCTTTACAAGTTATATTACTTTGAACTTTTTCTCTTAAGAATATATTTAAATCAGAAGATGTAATACTTTTATCAGGTTCATAATAAAATAAATTAGGACCGCGTATAGTCATTACACGTTTTATAAAAGAAATGCTTTTAGGATCTGTTATATATTTTATATGAGCTATTCCTTTTTTACCTATAAATGTTAATACGTTGTTTTTATGATGTTTTTTAAGAAGAGTGGTTATTCCATAAGATCCATTTTCTTTTTTATAATTTTCATTTCCAACACGTATATTAAGATCTTCCATTAATTTAATTACATTTGCTATTACACAGTCTTTTGAAAGATTACATTTATTCATGTAATGTTTAATTACTCTAGAATATTTATTATAATCAAAGGTTTTAAGTTTATTAAACTTCATAGCTTTAGATTTTTCTACAAAGTCTTTATGATAAATATATTGTTTTCTACCTTTTGTATCATAACCAGTTGCTTGAACTTTACTATCTTTATTTTTATCTATTTTAACACCTGTCCACATTGGAGGGATTGCTAATTTTTTAATTCTTTCTGCATCATCTTGTGTATTATTTTTATAAACAAATTTTCCTTTTATTTTATGTCTAGTTATGTATGACATTTATTAATACATTTACAAATTATATTTGAATATAAAGCTTAAAAATATTAAAAAATAAATGAAAATTTCTCATTATACTCTTGGTGTTATTTTTTCATTAATTATCACTAATTATATTAAAATCAGAGAAAGAGATGAATGTTTAGGAGTTGGGCCAGGAGGAATTTCTGGTTTTTGGTACTCATTAAGTACTCTTAAGAAAATGGACTACACCGGTGAATACGTATGTGCGTCATCGGGGTGTTTGTCTATAGTTTCAAAAGATCTTTCAGTAAATGATGTATATCATTTAGCAAAAAACCACGATAATTTTAGCTATACAAAAAATACCTTTATACATTCAATTGTTAAAAAAATTATTAAAGTTCCTGATGTAACAATTTTAACAATGGATACATTTGGTACTTGTCATTTTAGAAAACCAAGAAATAAGAGAGAACTCGAAACACTATTGATAGTTACAACC